TGAGATTTCATCAAGAGCTTCTTCTGACATCTTTGATACGGCTTTATCAATACCTTTACGACGATTCATGAGTTTACGAGTATCAACTTTTTCGCCTTTACCAAGCGCATATTGCTTATTAGCAACATCTCTTACAGCTGCTTGTGTATATGAACCAAGAGTTGCTTTTGATACTTCATCGACCTGCTCAACTTCTTCTTTTGCATCAATTTTACGAGCAGAACGAGCAATACCAACTAAACGATTATATGATTGTTTCGGTGATTTATCTGGCTTATCTAAAGCTAAAGCTTTCTTTTTATAAGATTGTAAAGTTTCTTTTGAAAGCTCTTCAAGGTCTTCTTCTTTAATAGGCTTAACAGACATACACTCATTCATGCCGTGTATAGGACACTTAGTTCCTTTAGGAGAATGGTTACACTGAGCATCTTCAGCTTTTTTTGATTCATAGACACCTTTAGACTGTCTAGGAAACGGAGCTTGTTTTACATTAGTAGCTTGAAACACGTCTGATCCGTTTCCGTTCGGATCATCCCACTTCTGAACGCTGTGCTTTGCTATCAAATCTTGTTCAGCTTTAGCTTTTGGTTCATAATCAACGCCGGGATCTTTACCCAAAGAAACATCAGAAGTAGTTGACGGTCTTACGCCTTTGATAGTTTCATGAGCTTGTTTTAGTATATCTTTAAGCGCTTTCGCCATCTGAATTATCCTCTTGAGGTTCTCTATCTAATTCGTCTTCTACAGCAGCGTTATCGTCGTCATCATCATTAGTATCATCGGGAATATTATAATACATAGATTGCGCTACTTCTAACTTTTTATCTTCTATCGCTTTAGCTATTCTGTCAGTCATCAGAGTATCAAATGCTTGTTGAAATTCAACTGGCTTCTGATCAAACGATAAAGAAATCAAATCTTGTGCACTAACTTCATTTTCCATAATTAATCTCCAACTATTTATTTCTTGCTAGAATTTGAGAAGTGGATAAAAAATCTGCTTGATCTTTTAAAGTTCTATTTTTCTTTTTCTTAAGCATATCATGTTTAGCTTTCGCGTCTTGAACTTTTCTCCACTTTTCATCTTTTGCAGGATCTTCTGCAACAGCATCATCATCAGCTAAAGGCTGTTGATCAGTATCTCCAGCCTGACCATCCATCATTCCCTGTTGTTGCATCATCTGCTCTTGAGGACTCATCCAACGAGGATCTTCAGCTTCTTCAGCTATCTGCTCATCCATCTCTTCGATTTCATCGTCTGACTGCTGTAGAACGTTTCTGCGTAACCATTCTTGCGAATAATATTTACCAACCATGTCTTGTAAGTTACGAGCAAGGTTGATACGATTGTCGAGTACTTCACCCTCTTTAAGTTCATTGAAGTAGTTGTCTTTAGTAAAGTCGTACTTTAGATCTGCAGCTATGTTATTAAAGTCTTCGATAGTCATAACTTGCTTTAGTACTAATTGTTTCTCAAGCATCTTGGTAAACAGATTAGTAAACTTACCACGAAGTCTAGAAATAAAACGAGCAAACTTTAACTCGTCTCTTGTAACCTCAGTAGCTCTACCCAACGAAAACAAAGCGTCGCTGTTCAAACGATTTACTGGAACATTCAGAGTCTGATAGAACTTCTTCTGGAAGTATAAGACGTCGTCCATCTGACCAAGAGTTTGACCACCCGGAAGAGTTGTAACTTCAGTACCTCTTCCGCCTTCGCGACGAGGTAGCCAATAATCTTCTAGCATCGTCATAAATTTACGATCGTCGCGGATATTTCCGGACTCAGCATCATAGATCAATCTGTTCTTATGCTTAACCATGATCTCGCGAACATACTGTTCAGCTTTCATCTTTGGTAAGTTACCAACATCGATGTACCAGATACGACGTTCCGGTGCACGTGCTAAACGATAGATAACAAGAGCATCTTCAAGAGTACGTAACTGGTTTAAAGCTTTGATAGCTTTATGAAGATACGAGAGAACCATAGTTCCATTAGTATCAGTCAAACCAGAAGTAACATGCAGTATAGAATCTTTAGCTATCTTCAAACCTGTAGTAGTAGGACCAACCGTTTTGTTCCCGTAGTTGAAACCTTTATCGTTGAAGATATAGTATTCGTTTTGTGTTTTAGTGATGACTGATTCGTTCGAACCACCAGTAGCATCACCTCTAGCTTTTTTCTTTACTACTTCTCTTACTTTTCTGATCTTGCGCGGATCGATGTATCTTACTTCTTTGATGCCAGCTTTAGTATCAGTATCGTCTATCAATACATGATAGTAAAGACGACCGTCAATATACCATCTACGATATATTTCATAAGCGTGTCTGTTAAAATCTAAGATGTTAAGAACGTTTTTAAACTCGTCTCTGATAGCTTTCTTGATATTATCTTTTATCTCAAGCTGATCTAGATTTATCTTAACTATATCTTGTTCATCGATAGCCATAGTTTCGTTGACTATCTCGTCGATAGCAGAATCGCATTCTGGCTGAAGAGCCATCTCACGATACTTCGTTACAAGTTCAGCTTCAGTTCTTACAGTACCATCTAAGTCTACGTAAGTACCAAATGATCCACCAGCGGCAATAACAAGTGCACCGTCATCTGTCTCTTTTGGAGCAAAAGAAGGAATAGGATCTTGTTCTATCTTACGTTTAAATTCCCAGCCAAATAATTCCATCAAGGTCTCCTAAAAATGAAAGAGGCTATTGCTAGCCTCTCTCACAAAATAACTATAGAGGCTCATAGTGTAGATATCAAAAAATCAGATCTGACCAAGATAAGAATTGTCGCCGCCGTAAACCTGAGTCTCATCTTGTGGGATCCAGTAATCATAGGCAAGGGTCGATGTGAAAGTTTCGACTGAACCAGTAGTGTTCCAGTTTAACTCAATAGCAGAGATATCGGTCGGGAATGCTCCAATAATAGTATAAGAACGAATTCTTTTACCATCTTTACCGTACTGGATAACATCCAAGTCAGCTTTGTAGTTTTCTTGATCTAGACCCTGACCACGGACGTTTGATTCAAGAGCGTTGAGAGCGTTTGACCATCTTTCGAACAATGAACGAACTTTGAAGTCTTCATCATTCATGATAGTTAGCTGCCAGTTCTCAAATGTACGCTCACCGGCAACTTTGATCTTACGACCGAAGTAAGGAACATCGATAGATGACATCGATGCCGGTGGTAGAGCTGCTGCTTGACACATGAAAGTGAACTTTTGTACACTGTTCTGTGTTAAGCCTACTGCAGTCGGCGGGAACAAGAACACTTCGAAAAGCGAAGATCTTGCGCCACCGTATTTTAGACCGTTTGTGATAAACTCATTTACATTAAATGCCATTTTAGGACTCCTCTGTGCTCAATCTATTTATTAAAACTGGCCAACTACTTCGGCGAATTGAACACCCGTACCAACTGCAACGAAGTTAAGTTGGATGTAGTTGATAGAACGAGCTGGCTTAATGTATATGTCACCAACAAACTGATTAGAGTCGATCACCTGTGCTGGGTTATTGGTCTCATCGCATACTACTAGGAAGTCTGTAATACCACGACGACCCTTAACTTCTCTCAGATAAGGAGTAATCAAGTTCTTAAACTGTGAACGGGTGAACGCATCGTTGAACTCGAACAGTGTAAACTTAGCAGCAGTAGAGATAGCTTTTTCAAGAACGATGAACAATCTACGTACGTTGATTCTATCAAAAGCTGAGGGCTTAGACTGCATAGTCTTATCACCGTAAAGGATGATACCCTGTCCAGGGAACGCTACTACTGGGTTCACACCCGCTTTATAAAGAGTGTCTCTATCAGTATGGCGCGGATTGTAAGCCAGCTGCTTGATGTTCTTGATTTGACCACGGTTGAAACCGGCTGGTGACCACCAAGGATCTTGTGTGTTATCTGTACGAGCACATAGACCGGCAATATCGCCGTTCAACGGAATCCAACGATCTAGATCGTTGTAGCGATCGTACATCTGTTTGTAACCAGAATCAAGGATAGAATAAGAAGTATCACGTGAGTTATTTCTGAAAGCTACGATTGAAGAAGCTTCATAACCCAAGTTGTTAACTACTGTAGACTTTCCAGGAGATTCGAATACAACACAATCTTTTCTGTTAAGAGCAATGTTATCTACCAGATAGTTTGGAAGCTGTTCGCCGTATGTTCCGCCGATAGCTTTACCAGTCAACAGCAGAGAAACATCTACGTCTTCAGCAGATAGATACTGATCGTAAGCTGTAGTGATCACAGAAACAGATACGTTTGCTTCTGTAGCTGCACCGTCTGTACCGCCAACAAACTGAAGATTCATGATAGCTGTGTTTGAGCCAGAAGCAAGAAGATTTGCGTTCGCTGAAGGAGCAGAGCTACGATCGTTAACTAACCAAACAAACTGTGATTGCTTGTTGACTACATACTTGTAGAAGTTTGTTGAACCGTCAAGAGTCTGAGAATCAATAGATCTTGATAGACCACGGTATCTTTCTAGAACAGTACCCGGTACACCAGTGAACTTACCGCCCTGGTCAACAACCATAACGTGTACTTCGTCGACAGCTGATGTATTACCGAAAGCAGCTTGATAAGGCGAAGTACCCGGAGCTGCAGTTACAAGAGAATAGAATTCCCAGTAACGATCGATAGTAGTCTGAGAAATATTTTGCTTGATAGTCAAAGGCTGGTTGAAACCGATGCTGAAAGCATATCCAGTGCCGTTAGCAGTCAACGAACCGCTCAAGCTTGAAACTTGAAGATACTGAACACCAGTAGTAGTATTACCAAGCTTAACAAGATCGTTGATAGCTAGAGTACCAAGAGCTGATGAAGCTGCGCTGTTAGCGTTTACAAGAGTACCGGATGCTGTATTAGAGATAAACACTGTAGCAGAGTTGCTACCGACGTTTATAGAAATTGTTCCGGTAGTCAAAGTAGAAACAAGATTAGATGATGAACTAAAGCCGTTTGCGGTGTCACAAACAGAAACACGAAGAGAGTTACCAAAAGAACCTGGATATCTGGCCATGTACATCATGTCAGTATCTACTGTACCGTCTTTGTTCAACTGATCCGTTTCGTTATAGAAAGTGTTTACAGAGTTTGCTGTAGCTGGACCAGTATTACCAAAAGCTGAGAAAACATCAGATGGAATAGCGCGTGTTACATACAAAGCATTTGCGTATGACAAGAAGCTTGCTGCTGTAAACCATGTTTCAGGATTTAGATTTGTTGGATAACCAAAGCGTGATACAAGAGCTTTTTCAGAATCGATCATGATTCTTGAGCTGCAAGGACCCCACTGGAAAAGACCGGCAATAGCGCCGGTTGTGGTGGAAACTGAAGGAACGATCGTTGTTAGATCTACTTCAGAAACGTTTACACCTGGACTAACTTGAAATGGCATTGTTATCTCCCTTCATGGAATAATATTATTTCATGGCATATTTATAAAAAGTCTGTTTCTAAACGCCTATTCTGATATGACCAATCCGCAGGAGTATCGTTGAAGATTTCTTCTAACTCGTCACCATTATCAATAAATCCAAAAGGCAAGAGGTCATTTACTATGTCCTCTTCTGTCTTTTCTCTGAGTGCCAGCAGAGTATTTATGTTTGTATATTCTTTAAAATATGATTGTTCTGAAAGCCATGCAAACAAAACTAAACCCATGACTAAATCGTCATGTTTACCCTCTTCAGCTTCATAACTGTTTCCTTTCTTAGAGAAAGTAGACAGCTCTTCTATAGTATAGAAGTCGTTAATGATAAGCTGATTCTGTTCTACGAGAAGTTTAAGTATAGAACAACCGATAGATTTAACCACTTTTGTTGTTCTGATACCCTTATCGTTTAGACTGCTGAAACCACCGGCTATTCTTTTGCCAGATCTACCAGCATTTTCAGTAAAAAGAACATTTTCATATTCATAGTCATGATGAAGAGCTGCACCTACTTGCTCTCCGATATCGTTTATCTCTACCATAACAGCAGCATTATTATACATCTTAGCTATTTTAAATATAAAGTCTGCGTAGTCTAAAGGAGTTATAGTATTGCTTCTGTAAGTACATACTTGATTGTATGGCATAACGGTACAGTCTATCACATGAAAAGCAGAGTAGTCTAGACCCTTACCTCTTGACACGTCAACTATGATAGTATAGATTCTATCTTTCTGTGGTGGAATAAACTGATACAAACCATCTTTTTGTTGAACTGGATTTTGATGAACAAGCTCTTTTAGTTTCCAGCCAGATATCAGAGTACCAGAGCTTCCCATAAACTCTACGCAGTATTCCTGTTCGAACTTCTCTACGTCGAAGTTCATAGCAGAAAGGGTACTATCTTTCCACTTTTCGTCTCGGCCCGGAACACTCTGCCACATTACTTTGATAGGTCTATACCCATTTTTTCCAGACTGAGCGTTAGACCAAAGAGCGTAGAAATGATTCAGACCGTTTGGCGTAGATACTAGTACTATCTTAGATTCTAGACCAGATGAAATTGTAGGATAAACTGAAGTAAAGAAAGTATCCCAGTTATCGATGAACGCAGCTTCGTCGATGAACAGTAAGTTGATGGAGTAACCACGAATAGCATCGGAAGATGTTGCGGCCGCTATAACACGAGAGTTATTCTCAAGTTCTATAGAACCTTTATTCCATTCTTTCACACCCTGCTGTAACCACTTTGGAAGATGCTGGTATGCTAACTGAACACGCCCTAAGATTTCACGAGCAGTCTCGCCCTTATTAGCCAACAGAGCTACAGTCTTTTCTGGATGAAAGATTATGTACCAAAGAATGAAAGCACAAGTTGTAGTAGATTTACCAGCCTGACGTGCGGTAGCGATGATGGTGAACCTATTATTAGCCATAGAATCCAGCATCTCTTTCTGGTATTCATACAGCTTGAAGTTTATCAGGCCCTTATCGATGCTGATAATCTTCATATATTTTTCGGTGAAATATATAGGATCTTTAGAACACTTCAAGTATTCTTCAACAAGATCTGGTGTCCACTCGATGTTTTGTTTCGAGCGTTTTAAGTTAGCGTTACCGTTGTAACCCTTGAGATTGTCAAAACTCTTATCATTCATTTGATTTCTTCATGTTATCTATGACTTTTTGAAGCTCTGCAGTAGACCCAACAAAAAGATTGTTGGTAACACTCTGCGCTCTTTCATTCGTCGGTGTATCTGATGCTTCGATCTCTCTTATCTGTTTTTGTAGATCGAGTAAGTCTTTGTTAGCTTGAAGAGCTGTTTCCATAAGCTTAGCTAACACCTCAAAAGCTCTAGGGTGTTGACTGCTGTCGGCTATCTGTGATAGCTTCTCTATAGCATGAGCGCTGTTCTGAATAATCTCATGTATGTTTCCACGAGCAAGTTCGAAGTCGTTCTTTGCGCTATCGTCATGAGCTTTTGATATGATACCCTGAACCGATTCTTGAATAGTCATAGGGTTTAGATTCAAAGCATCACTAAGCTTATCTTTTTTCTCTTCCATCATATACCATAAGTTGTGTTTATAACGAATCCATAATCATCGTTTACATTGATCAGGCGTGGATTTATAGAGTTATTAGCTACGCTTGTGGGTGTACCGTTAGATGTAAGACCCGGTTGAATCTCTTGGAAATAAGCGAACGGTGTTGTTCCCGGAGCATCAGCTATAGCTGTCGATAGAGTTGGAACATAGTAGTTGGTGTTAGCAAACTTGATGATCGCACCAGTCTTTATCGGTCCGTATATGTACCCTTTAAGAGTAAAATCAAGCGTCCATACTATAGCTCTGCGTTCTGTAAAGTTTCCATCATATGAATCTTCTTGAAAAATGCTGTTCATTATTATGGGTATATCCATAGTAATAGCCATATCAGGAATAAGATTTACAGAAACAGTAAAGTCCGGTGTAAAGTAAGGAAGTATCTGCTCTATGATCTTTGTACCATCTTCTGCATTCTTTACGTACACATAAAGCCTGAAGCCAAAGTTGTACGGTACCGGGTTGTATTGATAAGACAACGAGTTAGCATCAGTAGCGTTTCTCTTTACTACTCTGTTTGTAGTGATCAGCTTTCGTGAACTGTCATAACCGATATTAGTCATCTCAAACGATATGAACGGTAAAGTAACTGTAGCCGATGGACGATCTAGATCGGGATCTTGTTGAACACGAGCCAACATTTTTTCTTTTGGAGCATAAGTTACTGGAACTTTAACTACTTGTTCTAGATGACCGTTTACGGGATTGTATTTAGATATGAATATCTCATCAAAAAGAGTTCCAAAAAGAGATACATATTTTCTGATTGTCTGGAAATAAAACTGTTGATTAAACATTATAAGATACCTTCACTGAAAGGATCATGCACACTAAAGTCAATGAAAGATCCTGATTCTAATAAGTTAGATGGATTAGCACCAGTACCGATAGCTTCTTCGATTCCGTAATGCTCGTTGACTATGTAGTCACCAGCTTCTGTCAATAGATAGTTTCCAGCTTCGTCTGTTATAGAGTAATCGAGTATATTTGTACTGTATTTAGTCTGTAGACGATCGATAGCTTCTATGCCGGTATCGATATCTTCGTTGCTGTACTCGAACAGTTCACACGTCATCTCCCAAGTCTGTAGAGATCCTAGTTGATAGAACATCTCAAACTTGTTAACAAACTTGATCTGAAAACATTTGTTGTTGAGCGGGAAGTATATCAGATCGCCTTCGTTTGGACGAGACATAGAATTCTGACGACCTATCTCTTCGCTGAATACTTTTTGTGAAACAGAGAACACAACTTGATCTCTTATCTCAAGACCAAACTTAGACATAAAGTTACCGTCGCCGCTAAAGCCATCTACTGACTTGATATACATCTCTATCATGATAGCTTGATTGTACGAAGACTGATCGTCTGCAGTATAAAGCTTATCCAAGTTACCTATGGTTCTTGGCATATAGTATACATCTTCGCCGTATATCTTGATAGCTTCAACAATCAAGCTCTCTATAAGAGACTGTTCTCCAGAGCTTTGAAAATTATTGAAGTATACATTGGTTGCCATGATTATCCAATCATATCAGTAACTGGAAGACTAAAGTCGATGATCATTCTTTCGAGCTTTTGTTTTTCTTGCATAGCTTCATCGTATATCTTTTGTCCGTTAAACTTCAAACCACCCGGAAGCTGCATGCCCTCGAACTTCTTTAGATTAGAACCCCACTGTTCTTTGATAAGAGAAGTAGCATAGTTCTGAAGCCACCATTCGTTATAACTTTTAGTGTATTCGTCTGGATCTATCACCTGATAAGCTTCGAGTATCAGGTAATCTCCGGGATTAACAATATTCCAATCCATATCTATGTAGCACTTGTTCAAGATACGATTGTATCTGATCGGTTGTTGACCAACCAAAAACTGCTCCAAGAACTGAATGTGTGTGAGCGCCATATAGTATGGAACCATCGAAACAGAAGTCAAAGTATACAGATCGTTCAACGCTATCTGATAACGAATATTGAAAAGATTATTCGTGTTCAACGATTGGCCGATAGGAAACAGGTTTACTACACCGATGATGTTGTCCGGCATCGTGATGAATTTGTTTGCTATATCAGCCGGCTGAAGTCTATACTTGTAGTAGACTTTCTCTGCGCCATCGAAATGATAGTCCCAGTAATACTTGATAGCTTCGGTAACACGAT